CAGGCTGGATTAGATTTAGCTTATGAAGACTTTGTAAGACAAAGAGACTTTCCAAGAGAGAGCTTGACATTCTTATCATCAATATTGCGTGGTGTTCCTGTACAGCCATCAACCGAGACTGTTAAATTTCAACAGTATAATCCTATCCAAGAAGCATTAGGTACAGGTATAGCAGGTCTTGGATTATATAGAGGGTTAACAAGATAATGAATATATTACAATTACAAGATGATTTAAAAAACTTTTCAGAAGAGCAGTTAATTAATGAAATGAGAAGGCCGTCAGGAACGGCACCACAATATCTTGTATTGTCTGAAATGAATAGAAGACAAAGAGTTAAGTCTGATTATCAAGCTGCACAAGCATCTGATCCATCAACAGTGGCTGAAGAAGCGGTGGCTAGCGCAGGCGTGCCTGCATCTGGTATAATGGGTATGGCTCAGGCTATGGCTCCTAAAAGTGAAAGTTCACTTTCAGCTCCTAAACCACCTGCTATGATGATGCGTGAGGGCGGTGTTATAAACGCACAACAAGGTACATACTTTCCATCAACCCCTGAGTTATATGGTATATATGGTCAAGAATCTGGTTTTGGCAAAAATCTAATGGGCAGCTCAGGAGAGGTGGGTCCGTTCCAAGTTATGCCAACTACAGCGTTAATGCCGGGATATGGTATGTTGCAGTTATTTCCTGAGATATCAGCGCAAATAGGAAAAGGCAAGAAGTATGAAACAGCAGAGCAAGCGTATGCTGATAATAAAGAGAAGATAGATAGTGTTCTTATGAGTGGTGAAAAGACAGAGCCATTTGTAAAAAGCTATTTAGACGCAGCAGAGAAAAAGTTAGGAAGTAGAGACTTGGCTTTATTAGCGTACAATCAAGGAATAGGCGGAACAGAGGGATTTAAAGGTGATCCTTTAGATACTGATTATGTGTCTGGTGTGAAAAGCAACATACCTATGTATGATGAAAGACCTATAAAACCTAACCTTTTGACTCAAATGATGACATCTACAGGAGAAGCCGCAACAAAAGATCAAAAGAAAGATGAGCCAAACTTCTTTGAAAAGTATATATTAGGAGAAAAGTTTGGAGGAAAAGGTGGTAATATACTTTATGAGGCACTTGGAGACAAAGGTAAAGCCATAGCAGATCAAATGGTTAAAGAACAAGAGCTAGAAAAAATAGAAGCTGAAGAAGATAAAATGGGAGCTGTTGTACCAAAAAATGTTTTAGATAAGGTTACATCAGACGAGAAAAAGTTTCTAACAACAACTCCGTTGTTTCCAAAACAATTTCCACCAACTATAAAATTTGATAAGGACGATCCTGTAAATGTATCTGAAGAGCGTAGCACTGGAGATCCAGTTGATGACGCAGCTTCTTTGTATGCTCAAGATCAAAAAGATGCAGAAGATGCCGCAGCTAAGAAAAAAGCAGCAGATGCTGCAAAGCCACCTACATTAGACGAGCAGTTAGTTGCCATGCAAAAAGATCTTGCAAAAAGCAGAGAGCAAGACAAGTATTTAGCTTTAGCACAGGCAGGTTTGGCTATTATGGCATCAGATAAGCCTACACTTGGACAAGCAATAGGAGAGGGTGCTGGTGTAGGGCTGCAAGCCTATAGAGATGCACAAGAGAGATATCAAGAAGGTGTAATAGATTTAATAAATGCAAGAGCTAAGTTAGCAAAAAATAAAAATACTTTTGGTACAAAGGACATATTAACAAGGATATCAGCCATAGATGGAGATATTTCAAAAGAAAGAGAAAATTTAAATAAAAGAATGATGGACAATCCTACTGATAAAGAAGGCATACAATCTATAAAAGACAAAATAATGAAATTAACTAACTTAAGAGACAGGTTGTCCGTGTTGGGGGGCTTTGAGCCATTTGAAATATCATCAGAAGCGAGAAAAAAACTTATAGCAGGTAACTAAATGGGATTTTTTAGAGTTCAGAATCCTTTAACTGGCGAGATATTATCTCATCAAATAGAGGGTGACACACCCACAGAAACAGAGGCCCTCGAAATACAGCAATATATGGCTTTATTAGGCCAAGAGAAGGTAGCTGAAGAAGTTACTGATGACGGTAATTTATTTACTAAAGGTATATCAAGAGGAATAGATCAACTACAAAGAGCATACGGAGATGCCCTTGTTGGTGTTGGTAAGGGTTTTGGCATAGAAGGTCTTGCAAGTTATGGTCAACAAGTATCAGAAGAAAATACTAGGCAATTAGAAGAACAAGCAAAAGATGCACGAAGACTAGATAGTATCAATAATCTTTCCACATTTGGAGATTAT